AGATATTGGTCGGCAATTAGGATTGACTGCTAGAGCTGCTACTACAGGTGCAGCAGGACTTCCTGTATTAGCTGGTGATGCTCTTAATACACTTATTAATTTAATTAGTGGTGGTGTGGGTAAAGTAACAGGAACAGAAATTCCTAGATTGCAGATGCCCAGCCAAGTTCTACAAATAGGCATGACACAAGTCGGATTGCCAGAAGCAGAGACTAGAGGCGAGAAAGTAATACAAGATATTACTTCTGCTGTATCGGGTGTTGCTGCTCCTGCTGCGTTAGTTCAAAGAGCATACCAAGCTGGTAAAACAGCATTAACACAGCCATCTGCTGTACAAAAGTTCTTTACTGAGAATTTACCTCTACAGACAAGTGCTGCGGTAGGTGGTGCTGGTGCATCGGCTGCCGGTAGAGAATATGCAGATGTTGGTGCAGGAGGTCAATTAGGTTTGGCAATGCTTGGCGGTATGGTCGCACCTGGCACAGCAACTACAACTATTCCAGCAGCAGGCAGAGCAGTTAGAGAGACAGTTCGCCCATTTACAGAGGCTGGTAGAGAGGTAATTACAGGCAATGTATTGCGACAGTTAGCAAACCAACCAGAAACTGCTGTTCGTAGGATGCAAGAGTTCCAACCACAAGTGCCTGGATACACACCAACCACAGCACAAGCAAGTAGAGATGTAGGCTTAATCTCAGCAGAAACACCTATTCGTGCATTAGATGTTACAGGCAAGTTTGCTGCACAGGCTAGTGAGGCTAATAAAGCAAGGATGGCTATTATTGATAGATTAGCTAAAGACCAAGATGCCGTTAATATTGCTGTTGCTAATCGAGAGACTGCTACTGCACCAATGCGAGAGGCAGCGTTTGCTGCATCAACACAAACACCACAACAAATACAGTCTGCTATCTCTTTGGTAGTTAATAAACAGATTGATGACATTTTGGCTTCTGATGTTGGCAAGCGATCTACAGTTATCAATGCTATGAACTTTGCTAAAAACTCTGTAAACAGAGCAGATACAGTTGGTTCGCTTTATGAGGTTCGTAAGGATCTAAGAGCAGCAGCACAAGGTCTTTTGGATAGAGAAGGTTCTGCATATAGCCTAGCAAAAGGACAATTAGAAAGCGTTATTAAGGCTGTAGATGATGTACTTGACTCGTCAGCACCTGGATACAAAGACTATCTAAAAGTTTATGCTCAAAGAAGCAAAAATATTGAGAAAGTAGAAGCAGCCCAAGGCTTTAGAGGTAAAGTTCTTTCTACAATTCCTGATCCTATTAATGTAGGTCAGTTTATGATTTCTCAACCTAAATTTGTTAATGCTATCCGAGCAGCAGCAAAAGAAACAGATATGTCTCAGATGCAAGTAAAGATACTAGAACGAGTTGGTAGAGACTTAGATTCTGGTGTTTTAAATAAATCAGGCAGAGTGCCAGGATCAGATACATTTAAGAATCTTTCTACAGCTAATGTTATCGGTGGAATCATCGGCAAACAGATGTTTGGAGAAGTACCGGCAGCAGCAAACAAGGTGGTAGCACCTCTTAATTGGCTTTACAATGGTACAGATGACCAAATTAGAGAATTACTTGTTGATTCTATGTTAGACCCAAAATTGGCAGCACGATTAATGTCTAAAGCATCTACAACAAACATAGAACCAATTAGTAAAGAATTGCAACGGAAAGCACTTAACCTTGGTTATGGTGCTGCATTTGGAATAACAGAGTAAGGAAAATCATGGCATATACAAAATATTCTCTAACCCCTGCTAATAACACAGCAGCTCCGCCAGATGGCGCGCCAGAGGGGATGCTCCCTTCTGCGGTAAACGATACCATGCGCGATATGATGGCGCAGATCCGAGACGCTGGAGATGGTATTCGGGATGGTACATATACCATGACTGCACCCAAGATCACAGGTGGAACAATTACTGGCGCAACCTTAACAGGTAATACCTTTACAAGTCCTGTTATTTCTGGTGGCTCGATTAACAATACGCCTATTGGTGCTACGACTGCTAATACAGGCGCATTTACTACTTTATCGGCTACAGGAGCAACAACTTTTAGCGGTGCAACAGTAGTCTCTGGAAGCCTAACAGCTAATACTTTTTCTAGTTCTGGTGCAACAATTACAGGTGGCTCAGTATCAGGAATCACCGACCTAGCAATAGCCGATGGTGGAACAGGAGCATCTACAGCAGCAGCAGCTAGAACAAACCTAGGATTAGATGGTTTTGTTAACATGAAGAACCGCATCATCAATGGTGCGATGGTGATTGACCAAAGAAATGCTGGTGCTAGTGTTACTAATGGTGCAACAACCACTTATACGCTTGATAGATGGCAAATGTTTGGTGACCAAGCATCTAAGTTTAGTATTCAGCAAGTAACAACAACAATGTTAGGTTTTACTTACGCATTAAAAGTAACTTCATTATCTGCGTATACGCTAACTACGGATGACAGATTTTTTTATCGTCAAAAAATAGAAGGCTATAACATGGCAGACCTCAACTGGGGTTCTGCTAACGCTAAAACAGTTACTTTGTCATTTAAGGCTAAAAGTTCATTAACAGGAACTTTTGGTGGAGCAATAGGAAATGATGATGGCACTAGAAGTTATCCATTTACATACACTATTTCTTCTGCAAACACAGAAACCTCTATTTCAATAACCATTCCTGGTCCAACAAGCGGAACATGGTTAACCACTAATGGTATAGGCATGACTGTCAATTTTGGACTTGGAGTGCAAGGTACTGTTTATGCTGGTACTGCTGGTGCTTGGGCTAATACAAATTATTATTCTGCTACTGGTGCAGTAAGCGTTGTATCAACTAATGGAGCAACTCTAGAAATCACAGGAGTTCAGCTTGAGGTAGGCTCTACAGCTACTAGCTTTGATTACAGACCTTATGGAACTGAGTTAAGTCTTTGCCAACGATATTTCCAAATATTTGTAAATAATACTGGAATTGCAAACAGCACAACAGGGTTTAGAGTGCCAGCACCTTTGCAATCGCCAATGAGAGCAACACCTACAGTTAGTTCTACTGGTGTGCTAGAAATATCATATCCTGGCTCTACTCAATACACACAAAGTAGCACAGGAGTTTCTATTGATACAGGAAATGCTAATGGAGTTATTGTGCAATTAGATAATTTTAGTGGTTTAACTGCTCAAAGAGTATATTTCTTTTTAAGAGCTAACAATAACAATACAATCTTACTGTCATCGGAACTTTGATATGTATAAACTTCATAAAAACGATAGTGGCAATGTAGTATCTGTAACTTTTAATGGCATGGGTATCCCCTTCGACCCAGCCAACACAGACTACCAAACCTTCAAAAAAGAAGTCTTAGCTGGTGCAGAACTGCAAGATGCCGATGGGAATGTGATGACACAAGCAGATGCGTTTATAGCGACATTGCCATGAACGATATGATTGACAAAAACGAGGCAGCACTATCTGCTCACGAGGCTGTTTGTGCTGAACGCTATACAGGAATCAATGCTAGGTTAAAACGCTTAGAACAAATCCTAATTGGTTCTGCTGGATTTATTATCGCTATTCTACTTGCTCTTGTATTGAAATTAAATTAAGCCTATGAACTATGTCCGATCAATTTGGGTTTTTAGAGGGTGCAAAGTCATTTAGCGAAAGCGTAAAGACAGGCAAAGAGGCAGGCAAAGCCATTGGTGCATCTATCGAGGATGTCCAAAAAGAAGCAGCCTCTGTAGCGCAACAAAAAGCCTTAGAACGCAGAAGGCAAATAAGAGAAGCAGAAGTCCTAAAAGAGCAGTATTTCAAACGAGCCATGATCCAATGGCAAAAACAAGAAGATATAAGAATAAAAGAAGAACAGGTCAAGAAAGACTTTGTGAAACATCATGGTCAAAAACGATGGTCAGAAGTAGAAACCATTAAAGCAAAGATTGAAAAACAAGAAAAGGAAATATAAAATGAGTTTAGGAAAGATCTGGCAGAAGTTAGGCGAGTTATGTGGATGTGTTATGCGTTGGCTGCGGTCATCGCTTGGTATCTAACTTGGGGCATTAAATGATTACTTTATTCACTACACTTATTTCATTCCTTACTGGTGGCTTACCTAGTCTATTAGGATTCTTCCAAGACAAATCCGACAAGAAACACGAATTAGAACTTGCAAGACTCCAGACCGAAAGAGAGATGGAGTTGTTAGAAAAAGGTTACGCTGCACAAGCTCGTGTAGAAGAAATAAGAACAGAGCAAGTTGCTATGCAAACCCAAGTGCAAGAAAGACAATCATTGTACGCACACGATATAGAAATTGGTAAAGGTGCTGCACAATGGGTAACTAATGCTAGGGCTATGGTTAGACCGGCAATCACATATGGTTTATTCCTTATGTTTGCATTTGTAGAAGTATTTGGATTTTGGTTTGCATATCACAAAGATGTGCCATTCGATGTAGCTCTCAATCTCTTATGGGATGATGAGACTCAGATTATTTGGGCATCCGTTGTTTCCTTTTGGTTTGGTACACAGGCTTTCAAAAAGTGATATACAGTCTTTATCATATTGGAATTGATCCAGATTTAAATACTGGATATATTGGAATAACTTGCAATCCAAAAGCAAGATTTATTCAACATAATTATCCAAAAACTAGAAGCAATACACACTTAAAAAATGCTTTGCTCAAGTATGGTAAAGATGTATTTAAAAGAATAGTAGTTAGTAACTTAGATAAAGAATCTGCTGAGTTACTAGAAGAAATGCTAAGACCAGAGCCTAATATTGGATGGAATATTACAAAAGGTGGTGGAATACCACCAAATCCTAAAGGCAAAGAAAGGTCTGCTGAATACAGATCTAATATATCAAAAGCAAAGATTGGTGCAAACAATCCTATGTATGGAAGAAAAGTAACATTTTCTGAAACACATCGCAAAAATTTATCTATTGCTATAAAAGGAAAAAAAAGTAAATATCTTGGTGTACCAAGACCTGTTGTTATTTGTCCAAAATGTAATAAATCAGGTGGTTTAGGATCAATGCAAAGATGGCATTTTGAAAGATGTAAAAATGGTTCTTGATAAAAAAGTTATTGAAACTATAAAACATCACGAGGGAATTCGATTTAAACCTTACCAATGCCCTGCGTTACTTTGGACTGTTGGTGTCGGTCATGTTATAGATCCTAGTCATGCTAGAGTACCACTAGCAGAACGAAAGGCTTTACCCATTCCTAGCGGATGGGATAGAGTCTTAACGATGGGAGAAGTAGATGAAATTCTTGCTAAAGATTTGGCGAGGTTTGAAAGCGGAGTACAACGATTATGTCCTAGTGGGCTTACTCCTGGTCGCTTTGGCGCACTTGTGTCTTTCGCCTTCAATGTTGGACTCGGTAATCTCCAAAATTCTACCCTTCGGATGAAACACAATAGGGGTGAGTACGAAGCTGCTGCCGATGAGTTCCTAAAATGGAATAAGGCAGGCGGTAAGGAATTAAAAGGACTTACAAACAGAAGGAAAGACGAAAGAGCTTTGTACCTCTCATAGAATTTTGCCGTACTTAAACAAGGTATTCTTATCTACTAAGAAAGCCTTTTTGATCTGACTATCCCCCTCCCCTATAAACTCTACATACTGTAGTTTACTTAGGAATATGCACTTAAATATGTGCTTAACCGGCATGATGACAAACATCTGCCCATCGTAGAAAACCCAGTAATCAGCTTGGGTAGCCATTAATCCTGAGTCTTTCCCATACATCTCTATCTCTACAACGATATTGCCTGTTCTTTGGCTCATCGGGTCAAACTTTACCTCGACAGCCTTATCTATCTCTGGTATCCATATATCGTACCCCTTAAAAGCGTTTACAAGGGTCGCACAAGGGTATTTCTTGCGTAGGATAGCCAAGACCCTTTCCTCTATCTCCAAACCCCTCTGTAGGTCGTTTTGGAAGGTCATAAAGCCACCCT